GGGGAACGGCTCAGAGCATGTCGGGGTAGCGCCCCGGTCCAGACCGTAAGGCTAACGGTGACAAGTGGGGAGAGACCCACACAAACCCCCTTCTTTAGATAGGCTGGCCCGCCCCGCCCCCTCCCTTGGTTCTCCAAACCTCAGGGTCGGCCTATCCAATGAGTGGGGTTGAATACAAGCACTGGGTTCAAATCCCAGACCCACGGGATGTCTGGTTACTGCTTGCCCCCACTCATCACTGGTCGGCCTCACGGCTGGCTTTTTTATCTTAGACTTATCCAAAGGAGAGAATGGATGTTCACTAAGAGCCTTTCGACCATCTTGAAGACTTTCGAAAAGACCGCATCTGATCTGAACAAGTTCATTGACGCCAATGTCACAACAATCACCAACAATGCCGAAAAGGTTGCCCAAATTCAGGCGACCAACTCTGCCATGCTGTTTGACAACAAGCGGGCCTCGAAAGTCCTCACCAACATCAACAAGATCATTGAGGAATAAACATGGCAAAACAGCCACGATACAAAGAATTCGTTTTCCCTGCTGGGATGGCGAAGTTTACCTACCTGAACGAACCCCAAGAAGCCTTTGAAGGCAAGGGTGATCCCAAGTTCAAGACACGCTGTATTCTGGAAGACACCCCTGAAGTTCGGGCTTTTCTGGACAACGTGATGGACAGCGTTCGGGCTGAAGCCAAGAAGAATGGTGTGAAGCTGAAGAAGGTCCACAAGTCGCCCTTTGAATACCCTGAAGATCAGGACGAGGATGACTTCGTTCCTGAAGATGGTAAAGACAAGCCAAAGCTGGACGAAGACCACGTTGACAAAATCTACTTTGACGCCAAGGGCAAGTACAAGCCCGGTCTGATCGACAGCCAACGGCAATCTCTGCCGGATGATGTCAAGATCATGGGTGGTGATGTGATCCGTGTGAAGGCCGAGGCCATGCCCTATGAAGGCTTTGGTTCTGGCGTCACATTGCGGATCAAAATGGTACAACTGATCGAAAAGAACACTTCTTTCTCAGAAGGTGGCAACACCGAGGGCTTTGACGATGAAGAAGGTGGCTATGTTGCCCCTGCTCCGTCAGAAGAAGACGACGATGACGAAATTCCCTTTTGATGACATCGGTTCAGTTTCAAATCGAAGCTGATCCTGTCCCTGCTGCCCGACCACGGGTGACCCAAAGGGGCATGACATTCTATCCCAAGAAGCACACCGAATATAAAGGCTTTCTTGACGAGGTGCTGAAGACAGCGCCAGCGTTGAAGGCCCCAGGTGCTGTGGATGTGCGGATTAAATTCGTCATGCCTCGATACAAAACCTCTGACCATCCCGTCCACCGATCTGACGTGGATAACCTCGCCAAGCTACCTTTGGACTGTATGACCAAAGCGAAGTCTGGTGAGGATCAGAGATATTGGGCTGATGACCACATGATCATCGCTCTGAACGCCTACAAGCGTTTCGCAAGGGAAGGTGAAGCACCTCACACCGAAGTCCGAGCAACCATCGTGACTGAGGACATTGAAGACTATGTAGACAGGATGTTTGAACAATGAAAAAAGTCCACCCCCTACAACGGGCATGGGCGGCTGGTATCTTCGAAGGTCGCTGCATGTGGCCCAAGACCGGGTTAATTCTGAAGGTCGAAAGTGTTGAGCGTCCTATGATGGAACGCTTCCATGAAATCGTCCAAGTGGGAACCCTACTTCAGCGTGAAAAGAAAGGATGCCCCCGTCCGATCTGGATGTGGAGGACCAACGCTATGGACGACACTCGTACAGCCCTTCTCTTCTTGTCACCCTTCCTTTCAGGACTGCGCGTCAAGATGGGCGCTGAACTGATCGCCAAAATCGAAAGGAATGGCAATTGGATCAAAGCGAATCCGGAGAAAGCTACTTCGTCCGTAATAATCTCCCCTGCCCCCACTGTGGGTCAGACGACAACGTAAGCCTCAATAGTCGTGGGTGGTACAAATGCTTCACCCCCGGCTGCAAAAGCTGGAAGGATGACAATGCCCCTACCTCAGTTGGATCAATCCAAGGAAGAAAAGTGGCAAATCATCAATTCATCGAAGGGGAAGTCATGGCACTAACAGCCCGTGGTATCTCCGAAGAGGTAGCCAAACGTTATCGCTATGTGGTTGGGAAGGTTCCAAAGGACTATCCTGCCAAAGAAGGCACGGCGATGTACGACTTCAAAGGTAAGACAGTCCACATCGAACAATACTATGACGAAACTGGTGCCCTTGCCGGTCAGAAGATCAGAGACAAGGACAAGAACTTCGCTGCCATTGGTAACGTGTCGAAGCTGCTCTTTGGCAAACACGCTGTTAAGGCTGGTGGTTCCAAGGTTCTGGTCATCACTGAGGGTGCAATAGACGCCATGTCCTACGCTGAGATGCGTAAAGGTTGGCCTGCTGTGTCCATCCCGAATGGTGCCGAGAGTGCCAAAGGGGCTATCAAAGCCAACCTTGAATGGCTCGAAAGTTTCGAAAAGGTAGTCTTCTGTTTCGACAATGACGAGCCGGGGCAGATCGCTGTTGAAGCCTGCCGGGGCCTATTGTCGCCAAAGAAGATGTTCATTGCATCGCTCCCTCAGGAGTTCAAAGACCTGAACGAAGCAATGATGGCTGGTGCCTACAAGGCTGCTATGGAAGCTGTGTTTCAAGCTGAAGAAGTCAGACCTGATGGCCTAGTCCACGTCAACGACATCCTTGAAGAAGCCATGAAGCCCGTCGAGTGGGGTCTACCATGGTTCATCCCTGAACTAACTGACCTGACCTATGGCCGACGCTATGGCGAAATCTATGGCCTGGGTGGTGGGACCGGGACAGGCAAGACTGACATATTTACCGAGCAAGTGGAGTTTGATGTTGTTAAATTAGGTAAGAAGGTCGGGGTTCTCTATCTGGAACAAAAGCCCACTGAGACCGTCAAGAGGATCGCTGGAAAGGTAGCTGGAAAGCGCTTCCACATCCCTGACTCTGGGTGGACCCCTGAGGAACTGGTGACAGCCTGTGAACCTCTACAGGGCAAGATCATCTTCTATGACAGTTTTGGACAGACAGAGTGGGAAGGCGTCAAAGATCGCATCCGACACATGGCCGTGGCTGAAGACATCAAGATTTTCTATGTCGATCACCTGACAGCGATGGCTGACACGTCCGACGAAAAAGGTTCTCTTGAACAGATCATGAAAGAGATGGCTGGGCTGGCTAACGAATTGAGCCTGATCATCCACTTCATCTCACACCTGACAACGCCTGATGGGACACCCCATGAGGAAGGTGGTCGAGTTATGATCAGACACTTCAAAGGCAGTCGTGCCATTGGCTTCTGGTCTTTCTTCATGTTCGGTCTCGAAAGGGATCAACAGGCTGAAGACGAGGCTGAGAGGCAAGAGACAACCTTCAGGGTTCTAAAGGACCGTTACACCGGCCAAGCAACTGGCCACACCCTCACATTGGGATACGACAGTGATACCGGACGGATCGTTCTGCCAAGTGCAGTGGGGTTCACTGGAACCTCTGGCACCCCCACAGACATGACAGAAGGATTTTGACTTGGATCAATCCAATGCAGAAACAGCACCACCACTTGATGCCGATCTGAACAAGCGACTCACGGCGATGAACTATGCCCACAAATTGCACTCAGGCCCCAATGGGTATCCTGAGGACGCCATGAAGGACACCCGTACCATCTACCTGTTCCTTGATGGTCGTGATCCTCTGATTGATCTGGGCCAAGCACTGGAAGAGGAACCTGAGGGAGACCCTGAGGACGCCTTGAACTCTGGTAACGTGATCAGCCTCAACGACTACCGGAAGGAAGAAAACAAGGATGGTTGAAATCCTTTTCGCTGATTGCGAAGGGGACAACTTTCTTGAAGACATCACGACAATGTGGACGCTCCAACTCGCTACAGAGGTGGATGGTCCGGTAACGGTCTACGCAGATCAACCGGGCTTTCCATCTCTGGCAGAAGGTTTGGGCATCGTGAAGGCTGCTGAAAAGGTGGCCTTCCACAATGCCTTTGGCTTCGACTTCTTCGCCATAAACAAACTGTACCCCGGCACACTTCGTCGGGAGCAGATCATTGACACTCTCATCATCTCACGCCTCATGGATAGCACAGCCAAACGCCACGCTCTGGCTGACATTGGTGAGGCCCTTGGGTATCCCAAAGGAGACTTCCATGACTTCGACCACTTCTCCAAAGCAATGGTTACCTACGGCATCCAAGATGTACGCATCCTGCAACAAGCATGGAAGGGTGAACACAAGAATGGCCGCAAGGTCAAAGCGATGGGAGCCTTTTACGAGAAATACAAAGTCGCCTGCGAACTTGAATTCGAGACCGCCTACTGGATAAGCCTCCAATCGCAACATGGGTTCCGGTTTGACTATGAGGGTGCCCAGCGTCTTGAAACTGATCTGAGGGTTGAGAGCCTTGAGATTGAAAGGGACATGCGTGAGTTATTCCCCCCCATCACCATTGAACGCTACTCTGAGAAGCAATTCGACAAGATCACAGGTAAGCCTAAACGTCTGAAAGATGGCGTTGAGGTTTTTAATGTCGGTTCACGTCAACAGATTGCTGACCGTCTGATCACAGCCCATGGTTGGAAGCCTGAATTAAAGACCAAGACAGGCATCCCCAAGATTGATGAAACGATCCTGGGAGACCTCCCCTACCCTGAGGCCAAGGTGATAGCCCGATACCTCACCATCGGTAAGAAGCTGGGGATGATAGCTGACGGAAAGAACTCTTGGTTGAACATGGCTAAGTTACGCCCTGATGGAACCCACTTCATCCACGGCCAGATCAACACTCTAGGTGCAAGAACACACCGCATGAGCCACTTCAAACCAAATGTGGCACAAGCTGACGGTGATCATTGTATGAGGGCCTTGTGGCTCCCTGACCACGGACATTATCTCATAGGGATTGATGCTGAAGGTCTTGAACTACGCGAACTGGCCCACTTTCTACAACCATATGATGATGGTCTGTATGTCGATATTGTTCACTCTGGTGACAAGTCCTTAGGGACCGACATCCACACGATGAATATGAAGGCTGCGGGACTATTCCTGAGGCCTAGTGCCAAGACGATGATCTATGCCCACAACTATGGATGCTTCGATAAGAAGCTGGGGATCATCGTGCAAGAGGACGCACGGGAAGCCGGAATGGAAATCCCTAAAGGCTCCCCTAGTGCCCTTGGGAAAATCCTGAGGTCCAAGATTGAAGTCGGTATTGTCGGTCTCGGTGAACTCATCGCCAAGTCTAAGAAGGCCCACAACAAATATGGTGCCCTGCCCGGTCACGACAATCGGTGGATACCATCGGCGTCTGATCACTCGGCCTTGAATACCTTGCTGCAAGGCAATGGCTCAATCGTCATGAAGAAGGCCCTGAATATCTTTGGGAGCGAGTTGGAGAAACAACAACTGCTCGACCAAGTGTTCTTCTGTGCCAACGTGCATGACGAATTCCAAGTCTCTGTCCATCCTAATCTTGTCAAGGAGGTCGATGGAAAACTGACATCCCCAATTGCTGATCTAGGCAAGGACAGTATTCGTCTTGCTGGTGAAGCGCTGGGCATTCGTTGTCCTTTGGTTGGCTCTGCTGATATCGGCCTTTCGTGGGCTGACACACATTAAGGAACCAATGCTTCAAGACAACTCTGACCCAACGGTCGCTCTCTTCGTGTCGGAGGGGGCGGCTGACAAAGCTGCACGTCTGGTGAAATCTCAGTACCCAGATCGCGTCAGTAAATCTGTGGTTAAACCAAGGAAATCCCGTGGGGAGTTCCAAGGCTACCAAGTAATCAACCACTTCAATGACAACCGGCCATCCAGTCCGCTGACCAACAGCGACTTTGAGAGGCTGCATTAGATCAATCCAAAGGAGCCAACCATGGCCCAAGCAAACAAGACAACCAAACTCGAAACAAAGATGGTCGAAGAGACCATTGAAACCCCCATGATCGAACTGCTGATGACTGTGGATGAAGCCTCAACACTCCAAGCCATCCTTTGGCGGGTTGGGGGCTATGATGGACCGGGCGGTAATCGTGACTGTGTGTCAGGCATTAGCAAGGCACTTTCTGATGCTGGTGTGGTGAAATTCAATACTAACATTGTGGAATCACAAATGACACTCAGTAGCATGGACTACACCCCAGACACCTCATCTTGGTAAAACCTAAGAACCCCGTCGCCTTCATCGACGCTGACATCATCCTTCACAGGGCGGTGTCATTCGTGGACAGGGACTTTGATGGAGAGCCTAATTACGACTGGAAACAGGCTCTCTATTACTTCGATTGGATACTGGCGAAGTGGCTCAAGGAAGCTGGCAAGCTGAAGGACTTCTATATGGTCTATTCAGTTGGCAAGAACTTCCGACATGACCTCTACCCAGATTATAAAGCCAACCGTAAGGACATCGAACGTCACCCCTGCTTTGATGGGTTGAAAGCCGAAGTCATTGACCGGATGGACGCCATTTTCGAAGAGGGTATTGAAGCTGATGATCTGATTGGCATTCGATGCTCTGAGTTCCCTGAGAAGACCTTGGCTATCTCTGCTGACAAGGACTTCGCTACCATCCCCTGCAACCTCATGATCCCGTCATCTCATGGCCGGAAACATGCTGATTGGCATCACTTCACTGAGGATGAAGCCAACCTGAACTGGCTGCGTCAGGCCATGACAGGAGACACCATCGACAACTACAAGGGTATCCCCCGTGTGGGGATCGTTGGGGCCACCAAGGTCATCCCTGACATCGCCCCTCTCGACCAACTCTGGGCCGCTACTGAAGCTGCCTTCATCCAGAAAAACCTCACCCCTGAATACGCTCTGACAATGGCCCGTGTGGCCCGCATTCTGAGACATGGGGATTATGATTTTGAAACAAAGAAAGTGACCCTATGGGAACCCAAGGCCAAACTCTCCAAGAAATCCTGAACAACGGTAGTGCCCGACAGGGTGACACGCTGATCTGCGTTAAGCAGTCACCCGGCACCAAAGTCTTCACACTCTCTCAGCGTTATTTGGTTTGCCAAGATGGCACCCACTCTGACCTCTATGTAACCAACGAGCGGGGCCGAAACAGCCAGTACAGCCATTCCCTATTCATCGTGGATAAGAACCAAGTCGCGGCGTTTCAAGACCTTGAGACCATCCTCGGTGACAAGTTGGTGTGTGTCTCCACTGACACCGCTTCCTTCACCGTGGGTGAGACGTATGAAGTTACCACAGGCTGGATGGGCCTAGCCCTCAAAACCAACAAACCTGAGACAAATTTCTCAACCACATCATCAACCTTCAGGGTGGCCACACAGCCCGTACAACAGGCCGTGGGTGCTATCTTTGATAATCTGGCCACACACGCCCCCAAAGGCACCTCAGACGGTTCTGCTGACACTACATACTACGACTTCCCAGCACACGCCTCTGAACTACGACATCTGATCAGCGCCCAGCGCATGTCCTTTGCCCGTGGAAACGTCTTCAAGGCTTGCTACCGGCTGGGTGAAAAAGAGGGCGTCGATCCTCTGTATGATCTGAACAAGATCAAGATGTTCGCTGAAGAAATGATCGAAATGCACCAACGTGGTGAACACGTCTAAGGCTCCCTTGGATTAATCCAAAGGAATCCCATGGAATACTTCGCAACAATCTGGGGAGAAATCCCAACAACAGACGTACCCCCAGACCTGTTGTCGCGTTTTTGTAACGCGGAGGTCTATAGGAGGTTCAGACCAGTAATGGGTCCGTTCTCTGTTGATCAAATTGATCGACGGTACACCAAATCCAAGGACGCCATAAAGGCATTCGAAGAAATCACTGAAATCACACAAACAAGATGGATGAATGGCAATGGCTGACACTGAACTGAACCTGAACTGGGACACCCAAGATGGCTCCATAGTCTGCACCCTGAATGTGGGTGACACAGACGTGGAACTTGGCTCTCTGACCATCGACCGAGAAGAGTTGTTCGAAGCATTTGCCGAGGACTTCCAAGAGGCCGACATGACCGACAATCCCGACTCTCTGCTTGAGTGGGAACTGTTGGCCGAAACATTCGCTGACATGAGCAGCGTCATTGATAGCGCTGTGGAGGCCCTGAGGCTCAAGCGGGCTGTCTATCGGAAACACATCATTGATAATGGAGTAGATTGGACATGAACATATTTGCAATCCAAAACAAGACCACTGGTGATCGCTTCAAAACCCATCGCGGTAAGCAGGTGTGGTCAGCCCCTGGTCACGCCAAGAACGCTTGGAACAACGCACAGCCTTACCGCTATGGCCGCAAACAAGACCGGTTTGATGATCAGGAAATCTTGGAAGTGGTTCCGTGTGTGATCATCACCAAAGAGGAACATGACGCTCTGCTTGCGTGTCAGTTTCGTATGGAAGGTTTGGACAAATGAAAACCACATACATCGACCACATGGGCACCGATCTGTCCGTGGTGAATGCTGCACGGGTCAGCTTTGGGAAGACGAGTGAGTGGGAAAATGGTGGGTATATTGGTGATGATATTTGGCCCAACTTAACCGCTGGGGAGAAAGACCTTAATGGTGGAACTCTATCCAAGGCCGACCAAGGACTGATCGACTTCCTAGCCCGTGGGTGTACCTCAGGGGATTGGGAGGGAATTAAGGATGAACTTGAGCAGTGGGCGATTTATGGTGATGAACAAGATGTTGAGTACCTCCTGAACCACGTCAAATCCATGCCCTCCCATTGGACCCCCTTTGGTCACTGCCAAATCTCCCTGCACATGAAGGTTCCTATCTTCGTCGCACGTCAAATCCACAAGCATCAGGTTGGCTTTGTTGTCAATGAAATCAGTCGTCGGTACGTTACTGATGAGCCTGATTTTTTCATGCCTGAGGTATGGCGTGAAGCTGCTGACAATGTGAAGCAAGGGTCCAGTGACGAGGCTATTCAAGACAACGATTGGCACCGTGCGAATGCCTGTAAAGCAATGAACGACGCTGTAGATACATATATCTCTATGATCGACGCTGGCATCTGTGCCGAACAGGCCCGAATGGTCCTCCCTCAGTCTATGTACACTGAATTCCACATGACCGGATCACTGTATGGCTGGGCGCAATTCTTCATCCAACGATCTGACAGCCATGCCCAGAAGGAAATCCAACTGGTCGCTACACAAGTCGCTGAAATCATCAAACCCCTTTATCCACATAGCTGGAAGGCTCTTACACGATGAAACTTGAAACAACACTCACCTCTGCTGAACTGACAGCACTGACTGACGAGGCCCGTAAGGATGGCTACGACGATGGTCACACCGAAGGCTATGATGCTGGCTACGACGATGGTTACGATGCTGGGCGCTCCGATGCGGAGGCAAACGCATGAACCCCAATGATCCCATCCATCTCCGACTGACCAACATCGCTAATAAACTGCAAATGCTGTGGGGACGAACCCCCGATGCCGACACGCTGTTTGAAGCTGCTGGAATGCTGGCCCCTGCCCCGCCAAAAGAAACCAAAGCTACACCCAAGAAAGCCCCAAAGTCGAAAGGACCGACCAATGCCTAATCCAAAACACGCTGTTGCCTTCACTGCAATGGTGAAGGAATTCAACACAGCCTTTGATGTCTCGGTCACACCAATCTTCCAGTACGAACTGATCCGCGAAGAGGCCAAGGAAGTCATTGAAGCGGCCCAGATCATGCAGGCCGATGTCAATGCCGAGAACGCTGGCAACCTGATGAAAGAAATTGGTGACTACCTCTATGTCGTTACCGGCCTTCTGGTGGCCTTGGAATACGCTGATGATGACGCCAAGGAAGCCGCTGGTGCCATGCTGGTGGACGATGGGGAACTTTTGGGGCTGGTTGCGTATACGAACAACCTGATCACTCTGGCCGAGCAGGAATTCTTGGACGGACACGACATCATGCACTCGTTTGAACTGGTCCATGACAGCAACATGTCCAAACTAGATGACGATGGTAACCCTATCCGCAACGAAGTGGGAAAGGTCACCAAAGGGCCAAACTATGTCGAACCTGACATGTCCGAAGTGGCTAAGCATGTATTGAGGCAATACCTGGCAATGCAGGAACGCGCAAAGGTCGCTGCATGAAGGCGCTCATTACTAACGCCATGGGGATGGCAATCATCTTCTATTTCTTTGCTGTGGTTGTCCTAGCCATGACCGCTCCGGTCTGGCTCACCCTGCTCATCGCACTGTGAACACCGAGGCTCCTTTGGACTTATCTAAGGGAGCCTCATTGCAACTATACGAAAGGAAGTAAGTGCCATTCAAATCTAACATCAACCCAATGTTCCGCTCCAAATTTAGCGAGGACATCTTCAACCACAAATATGCTCACGAAGGTTCTGAGACATGGGCCAAGCTGGCTGACACTCTCGTTCGTGATGTCTGTGGTGACCTACTACCCGCCGATGAAATCTCAGCCCTCATTGA